TCTACCCTTAAAAATTTCAGAATATTTAAATAGATTTTCCATTATTTTAAGAATTGTATAATTAACTTATCAAAAATAGGAGGTTTAATTATGCAATTAATGATTTTAGAAAATCTAAAAAAAGAAAATGTGGAAATTTATTTGGAATATTTAAATAGTTGTAAAAGTAGTAATTGGGAAACTTGGGAAACAACTTATAAAACATATTGTAATAATTTTAAGTTATTTCTAGTGTGGTTTCAAAAGTCCTATAAAAACAGGCTTTTATTAAGTAAAGACACTTTATTAGAAATGCCTGGCATAATAGAAAATTATAGAAATTATTGTAGGAACTTAGGAAATAGTAAAAGAACTTTAATGAATAAGACCACTGCAATATCAACATTCTATGCCTGGTGTGTTAGAAGAAATAAAATCAAATATCATCCATTTTCAGAGAAATTGGATAGGTTAAGATTTACAGAAAGAGATAAGATAAGGAATAGCTATTTTTTAACAACAGAGCAAATACTTACTGTTCGTTTATATATGCAGGTTGAAACTAAAAAATATGATTTACAAGATAGAATTTTATGGGAACTATTCTTAGATAGTGCCTGTAGGATATCAGCAATTCAAAACTTAAAATTAGAGCAATTAGACTTGGAAAATGGATACTTTACAGATGTTAAAGAAAAAGAAGGTTATATAGTAAATGCTTTCTTTTTTCAAAAGTGTAAAGAATTACTTAAATTATGGTTAAAAGAAAGAGAAGAAAAAGGAATTACATCTGAATGGCTATTTATTACAAGGTATAGGAAAGAATATAGACAGATGACACAGGGAGCAATTAGACAAAGAATAAAAAAGCTAGGGAAGATACTAGGGATAGAAGATTTATATCCACATACATTAAGAAAAACAGCCATAAATCTTATTAATAATTTAGCTGGATTAGGACTTGCTTCTAGTTATGCAAATCATAGCAGTAGTGGAGTTACAAGTAAACATTATATACAAAAAACAAGTGCTACAGAAATAAGAAATACTCTTATAGTAGCAAGGAAAAAATTAGGTATTTTTTAGCAAAAAAGTATGGAGATTTTCAAATTTATAAAGAAATTTAGAATAAATTTTGTAACTTTGAACTTATTTTTATAGATTTTCTTAAATATAAAATCTAAGAATTTTATATAAAAAACTCTTAAAAGTACATTTTTAATTATAAAAATCTGAATAAATTTGAAAATCTACACAGAATGAAAGGAGAAAAATAATGTTCTATATATATACAAAAGAAAAAAAAGCAAAGGTAAAGTTTACAGTTAATTTAACAGCAAAAGAAGTTAAAGATTTTATGAATAATAATCTATTTTTAGATTATCCTGAATTAAATAAAAATGATTATCTTGTCATTGAAAGAAATGAGGCTTTTAAACATCCAACCTATGATATTGTAACTAATACTATAAGAGAAATGACAAGAGAAGAATTGATTGAGGAAGAAATTGAAGTACAACTATCACCAGGAGAATATATAGAAAATAAAAGACTTATATCTGTACCACAGCCAAGTTCATATCATACTTGGAATGCTTCAACTCATAAATGGGATATTAATATGAAAGAAACAAAGAGAACTTTTAGGCACAAGTTTCAAGCTATTTTATTAGAGAAAGTTTATGAAGATTACAATTACAATGGAAAAATATTCCAAATGGGACAAACTGATGAGTTAAATTTTTTAAGAGTTAAATCAGCAATAGATATAGCTGGAAATTCTGATAATGCTGAATTAATAGAACAAGCATTAAAAATATTAAATATTGAAGTTACAGAAGAAATAAGAATTGGAATTAAACAATCTATAAAAGATAAAAATTTAATGGCTTTTATAAAATCTTTACCAATCAATTGGAGATTAAAAGATAATTCAGTTGCTAAAGTAACTTTTACTGATATAAACAATATTTATCTTATGTGGATATTAAGAGGTACAGCTGCACAAGAAAAATATACAGAATTAACTTTAAAAATAGCTCAAGCTAAAACTGTTGAAGAACTGGAAGCTATTAAATGGGAATAAAAAAAAGAAAAGAGGTAAAATTATGAAAAAATTTGCAATAGTGATTGGGCATAATCCAAGAGGAAAAGGGGCATATAGTAAATATTTAGATTTATCTGAATATGAGTATTGGAGAAATGTCTGTGATGAAATAAATAAAATTGATGATAGTATTGATATTTATTCAAGAAAACCTGAACAAAATTATATTCAGGAAATGAAACCTGTTGTTGCTGAAATTAATAAACATAATTATGAATTAGCTTTAGAATTACATTTTAATGCTGCTTCTCCACAAGCAAATGGGTGTGAATGTTTAGTTTATTTTAAAAATGAACAAGCAACAAAATATGCTGAACTTTTTATGAAAAAATTAAAAGTTGAGTATGGAAGCAATATAAGAAAAGAGTGGAACAAATTAAAAGAAAAGAAAATAGATAAAAATAGCAAGGAAGTAATAATAGAAAAAACAGTAGAAACAGAGGGTATAATCCTCATTACTGATTCTAAAACGAGAGGAGGTTATGGAATATGCAATACAAATTGTACCTATATTTTGGTTGAACCCTTCTTCGGAACTAACGAAGAGGCAAATAAATTTAAAGATGTAAAAAAAATGGCAAATTTTATAGTTGATTTTATAAATAGTATTAAAAAATAGGAGGTTTTTAATGAAAGACTTAATTAATCAAGCAATAGGATATTTAGCAAGTTTTAGTGTGGAACAATGGATATGGTTAGCTCTAGCAGGACTAATTTTAATTTATATTTTTTATAATAGAAAGCAATATGTCAATTTATTTAAACAAGCTGTAATTGTATCAGAAGAATCATTTAATAGTGGAGAAGGTAGAAAGAAATTAGAAGCAGCAATTAACTTTATATTATACAGAACTTCTACTTTACCTTGGATAGCTAGAATAGTAATTATAAGATTTATTAGTAAAAAAAGAATGATTGATATTATAGAAAAAACATTACAAAAGTTTTCTGACATATTTGCTAATAGTTATAAAATAGACATCAAAGGAAATGAGGAAAATGGAGAAAACTAAATTATTAATACATCCTCTTTCAGATGGAAGAAAACAAGAGTTATTCCAAGATTATATTTATGAAGTTAATGGGTACAGGATTACTGTACCCAAAGGCTTTATAACAGATTTAGCTTCTGTTCCTCGTTCATTTTGGAGTATTTTTCCACCATTTGGAGTATATACACCAGCAGCTGTTGTGCATGATTTTTTATATTCAAAGTATAATATAACAGGTATAAATAGAACTTTATCTGATAAAATTTTTCTATATATTATGAAAGAACTAGGAGTAGGATTTTTAAAGAGAAAAGCTATGTATAGGGCTGTAAGATTATTTGGAGAAACTTCATGGAAGGATAAATTAGAAAATGAAGGATATAAAGATAAAGCAGTAGTTGATATGACAGATGAAGCTATATCTTATTATGATCATTGGAAAAAGGTACTTAAATTATAATTAGGGGTTGGTATAGTGGGGGTATTCATAGTAAAAGTTGGAGCATTTATAGTAAAAATGTGGGCATATTTTGTTGCTTTTCTAATTTGGCTTATTGGTGGATTTGATACATTGGCAAAGGTTTTAATGGGATTAATGTTAATTGATTATGCATCAGGAGTCTATGCAGGTTATAAGTTAAAGAACTTAAATTCAAAAAGAGCATACAAGGGAATAGAAAAGAAGTTATGGATTTTAGCTTTATTATGTGGAGCATCTTTAATGCATAGATTAGTTCCAGGGATTGGTTTTAGAAATTTAGTTGGAATATTTTATTGTGCAACTGAACTATTAAGCATTGTAGAGAATGCAGCTAAGGCAGGAGTACCAGTTCCTAAGAAGTTAAAGAAAGCACTAGAACAACTAAAAGAAGAAGATAGAGAAAAGGAAGAATAATAGGACAGGGAAAAACCTGTCCTTATTTTTTATAAAAAAAACTTTAAAGGTTCAAAAAAATATCTTGACTTTTTTGAACCTTTAAAGTATAATAGATATATAAGGAGGTGAGGAAATGTCCACTATTAAGGAGATTTTGGAGATAATCTTTTACATCTTATCTATCATTGTTCTCATTAGACAATTGAGAAAATAAGATGTAACAAGAGAAAGGAGGTTTGAGAGTAATCTCACTCCTCCAATCTCCCTTATCTTCCTTAAAAAAAATAAAAACTAGGAGGGATAAAATGGAAGTATTAAGAGCTATAAATGATATATTACAACCTATAACTTTAATACTTGTAATAATAGTATTAATAAAATTAAATAAAAAGAAATAAGCCCTTTTAGTTAAAAAACTAAAAAGGCTCAGAAATATCCACTATTAAATTTATAATTCATTATAACATTTATATTAATTAAAATCAAGGAGGAAAAATGAAAGGTATAAAAAAGATGGGAAGACCTCCTGCAAAAGACCCTATTAGCCATAGTATAAAGATAGGATTAAATAAAGAACTTTATGAAAAAGTTCTTGAATACAATGAAAAGACAGGAAATTCAATAGCTGAAACAGTAAGAGAAGCATTAAAAATATTGTTGAAAAATAAGGAGTGTTAAAAATGGAAAAATTAGAAATAAAACTTGTAAATAATTTTATAATTGATGTAGCAAACTTTGTAAAGTATAAAGATACTGAAGAAACAAGTTATAGAGAACATCCAATGAAAAAATTTAACTGGGATTTTATAGATAAAAGCAGTATTTTTGACAATGAAGTTTTTAAATATATAAGAAGTTTTAACTTTGAAATGAAATTATTAAAAGAAAGATTATTAGATAAAGAAAAAACTAGAAATGAAAAAACAGAACATTGGTATCATGTAAGTGATATTTGTATAAAGTATCTAATAGAAATATATAAAATAATGAAAAAAACAGAAAATTTTGATACTTTTCATGGATTCAAAGATATAGTTGAAGATTGTTATCAAACTATTTTAAAAGATTTATATGATTACAATAAAAATGATAATACTTTATATATAAATGATGTTGAGATTTTAGAATTTTTAGATGATATTTCTTCTGAAAATATGCCAGAAAACTTAAAAGAAATAGCAGAAGATTTTGGGAAAGAATTAGATACAAATAATAAACAATCTTTAAAAGAAATAGCAGACATAATTCGTGAAGATGATGAAAAATTTAGAATAGGACTACACTGGGAAGATCTCTCAGAAGCTAGAAAAATGGCTTTTGAAATATAATAAATAATACCTGCTGTATAAATATGAACTTTTAACATGAAATGTACTCAAAAGAGAATAAAATTTATGGAGGTATAAAAATGAATATTAAAGATGTAAAAGAATTTAGTACAGCAGTAGGAACAGTATTAGGGTATTATAAAGAGAGAGTTAAAAATTTAAAAGGTATTGCAGATATAGATCATGCTTTTAAAGAAATAGGAAGCAAAAAAGAAGTAAAGAGAGCAAAGGAATTAATATATAATATTTCAATGCAAAATAGCAATATAGAGCTTGAAGATAGAATAAGAAGAAATATAAGTGAAATAATGTTATTTGAAAGTAAAGAAAGTATTGATATCGGAAATCTAAGTGGTTATTATTTTAAAGAACAAGCATAAGAAAAGCAGGATTAATTTCCTGCTTTTTAAATTTTGGTAGTTAATGGAGTGAACATCAACTGATAGTGGTGTTAAAGATTTTAGAGGAAAAAATGGACTATATAAAACATTATATAAAGATAAATATAGACCAGAAGAAGTATTAAGTTCAGATTTCTTTTATTCTCATAGAGATATTTTTATGGAGTATGTGGAAAAAGAATTAAATATCAATGGCTTAAAACCTAATAAAGGACATATGGCTTTAGTAGAACTTGAAAAGATGGGGATTTTAAAAGCTGTTATTACACAAAATATTGATGATTTACACCAAGTATCTGGAAATAAAAATGTTTTAGAATTACATGGAAGTTTAAAGAGATGGTATTGTTTATCTTGTGGGAAAACAGGAGACAAAAATTTTTCTTGTGAATGTGGTGGAATAGTTAGACCAGATGTTACATTATATGGAGAAAATTTAAATC